ATTTGAAATTTGGGCATCTAGTATTCAAGCATATAACGAGAACTTTACATCTGCTGCTGGTCTTGGTGATCAGGATGATAGTAGTGGTTACTTTGCTGATATGAGTGTTCACCAGTTAGCACGTGATGTTAAAGATGGTGAGAAGCCTAAGGTACTTAAGTCTTATAGGTTCTATAACGTCTTCCCAAGTAACATCGCTGCAATTGATCTAGATTTCGGTAACAATGATGCGATTGAAGAATTCACAGTTGAACTACAGACACAATACTGGACTCCGCTGGCACCCTCTTCTAATAACTGATAAATAGATCAGGACCAATTTAATCTAGAATATAATGGCAAATCAGCTCTTCGGATATAGTCTTGAAAGAGCGAAGAAGGTCCCCAAGGGGCCTTCTTTTGTTCAAAAAGATAATATGGATGGTTCGCAACCCATAGTGGGTGGCGGATACTATGGTTATTCTGTTGATTTTGACGGATCTATCCGCAATGATTATGAACTCATCACTCGTTATAGAGAGATGGTAATGAATCCTGAGTGTGATAGTGCAGTTGATGATATTGTTAATGAAACAATTTGTGGAAACTTTGATGATGTACCAGTTGAGTTGGAACTTTCCAACCTGAAGGTGTCGGATAAAATTAAAAAATTAATGAGGGAGGAGTTTGATGAAATTCTCCGTCTTCTTGATTTTGAAAATCGTGCGTATGAAATCTTCCGTAGATGGTATGTGGATGGAAGACTTTTTTATCACAAAGTAATTGACCCCAAAAAACCTAAAGAAGGTCTTCTTGAACTTCGCTACATCGATCCTCGTAAGATTCGCAAGGTAACTGAGTATGAGAATAAGCGTCCAGAGCAATTGCGTGGTGTAGATCTTAATACTCAACTAACACAAAAATCAGCAGAGTACTTCTTGTATAACCCTAAAGGTTTGAAGAACTCTACGAATCAGGGTATGAAAATTACTGTTGATTCTATTACATATTGTCATTCAGGTATTCAAGATCTGAATAAGAATATGACGTTGAGTCATTTACATAAAGCAATTAAAGCAGTTAACCAACTGCGAATGATTGAAGACTCTCTTGTTATCTACCGTTTATCAAGAGCACCAGAAAGAAGAATTTTCTATATTGATGTAGGTAATCTACCTAAGAATAAAGCGGAGCAATATCTCCGTGAAGTGATGAGTCGTTATAGAAATAAGATGGTCTATGACGCAAACACTGGTGAGATAAAGGATGACAAGAAGTTCATGTCTATGCTTGAGGACTTCTGGTTACCACGTAGAGAAGGTGGTAGAGGTACAGAAATTTCTACACTTCCAGGTGGACAAAACCTTGGAGAACTTGAGGATGTAAAGTATTTCCAGAAGAAATTATACAAAGCACTTAACGTACCTGGTTCACGTTTAGAAACAGAAACGACTTTTAATGTTGGTCGTGCTGCAGAAATTACTCGTGATGAAGTTAAGTTCCAGAAATTTATCGCACGTCTCCGTAAGAGATTTGGTGAATTGTTCATGGATCTTTTGAAAGCTCAAGTAGTTCTTAAGGGTATTATAACTCTTGAAGAATGGGATGAGATGAAGACCCATATTCAATTCGATTATGTTGCTGACAATTACTTTACTGAATTGAAAGAAATTGAAATTCGCAACGAGCGTATGAATCAAGTTAATGTTATGGATCCTTATGTTGGTAAATATTTCTCTGTTGAATACATGCGTCGTCAAGTTCTGAAGCAGACTGACCAAGAAATCATTGAAATTGATGAGCAGATAGAAGAGGAAACTGAAGCAGGAATCATACAAAGCCCTGAAGAATTGGCAGCAATGGAAGCGGGAATTGATCCTGCTGCTGTTGGTGGGGGTGTCCCTGCAACAGAGGTAGCACCTAATCAATCCACAATTGATCCTGCGGATCAAAAGCGGGGAGAATTCTAAACTTACTAAATAATACTACAGTGGGAACATATTATGCCTAGTGATATTGCTAAACAAATCGTCCAACAAGTTTTTGGCGATGATAAAGCAGCCGCAGTTGATTCAATTAATGATGCTTTGGGTGCTTCTACATATGATGCTATTCAAGCAAGAAAAGTTGAATTTGCAAAAGCGATGGGTTTTGAGTTAGATGATACTGCTCAAGATTCTGCTGATGAGATAGAGAAATCTATTGATGGAGTTGGTGATGCTGAAGTGACGGATGTTGATACCTCTGGTGTCAGACTTCCTTCAGATCCAGATCCAAATGAAGTAGAACAACCTACTGCTGAAACAGAAACACCCACAGAGGAACCTGAAACCATAGAGGAACCAAAAGATGAGACTGATAGCTGAAGAACTTACAGACGTTAAATTTTTAACGGAAGAAAAGGAAGGCAAGAAAAATTACTTCATTGAAGGTATCTTTTTGCAAGCGGAATTAAAAAACCGTAATGGCAGAATGTACCCTCAGAAAACATTAGCACGTGAAGTTGCTAAATATGATGAGTCTTATATTAAATCTGGTCGTGCTCTTGGTGAATTAGGTCACCCTGACGGACCTTCTATTAATTTAGATAGGGTTTCACATAAGATCGAATCTTTGAAAGAAGATGGAAATAACTTCATCGGTAGAGCAAAGATACTTGATACACCAAACGGAAAAATTGCAAAGTCTTTACTCGATGAGGGTGTAAGACTTGGAGTTTCTTCCAGAGGTATGGGATCTATCCGTAAGGAAGATAACTGCAACGTTGTTATGGACGACTTCATGTTAGCAACTGCTGCTGATATAGTCGCTGATCCTTCTGCACCTGATGCATTTGTTAATGGCATCATGGAAGGTAAGGAGTGGGTTTGGAACAATGGCATACTTCAAGAGTCTGCTGTTGCTGAAATCAAACAAGAAATTGATGAAGCAACTCTCATTAATCTGCAGGAGCGTAAAGTCTCCGCATTTGCAGCATTTTTAAAGAGTTTGTGATTTATAAATAAATAAAGATAACGCTAAAGCATACACGGAGTTCAAACAATGGCTGAGACCTCACTCGATAAAGAGTTAGATAACATGGAAGAAGTGACCGAAGGATCTAACGCAGTTACTAAAAACGCCAAACCTGCTGAAAAGATTGATACATCTAAATCAACCGATTCATTAGGTGGAAGTGGTAAGAAAGTAATTAACGTCACCACGGATTCCTTGGAAGGTGCCGCTGGCACAAAGAACGCAGGAAAATCTGCTGCTAACTCAGTTAGCGTAGAAGGTTCTAAATCCTTGGCAACCAAACCTAGTGCAGCATCATCAAAACAGGAGGACGTAGAAGATGACAGCGAAAAGGAAGTCATCGCTGAAACCGACCTCGACTTTACTGAAGATGTTGACGCTCTTGTCGCAGGTGAAGACCTATCAGAAGAGTTCCGACTAAAAGCAGCAACTATCTTTGAAGCAGCTGTAACAAGCCGTGTTAACAAAGAAGCAGCAGCGTTACAAGAGGCAATGGAATCTGCCTTAACTGAAGAAGTTGAAAAGATCCAAACAGAATTGGCCGAGAAGGTAGACGATTATCTCTCTTATGCCGCCGATCAATGGATGAAGGAAAATTCCCTTCAGATCGAGCACGGCATTAAGACTGAGATGGCAGAATCGTTCTTCTCTGGTCTAAAAGGTCTCTTCTTAGAGCACAATTTTACAGTGCCTGAGGAGAAATTCAACCTGCTTGATGGTATGGCAGGTGAGTTAGATGATATGGAAGCTAAACTCAACGAGCAAATCGATTCTAATGTATCTTTAAATAAGAGGATTGGAGAGTTTGTTAAAATGGAAATTGTGAACGAATGTGCAGTGGGACTCGCTGAGACCCAAAAAGAGAAGCTTGCTTCTCTCGCAGAGGGTGTTGAGTTTGAAACTGAAGATGATTTTAGAAATAAAGTCAATACGATCAAGGAATCATATTTCACTAGGAAGGCTGAAGTTACTGAAACAGCAACTGAACCCACCGAAGAAAGTTCTGAACCCCTTGTCGAAAGTACAACTAGCGGTACTATGTCTAAGTACGTAGATGCAATCGCTCGTTGGTCCAAATAATTAATAATCAAAACTACTTTTACAGAGACAAATGTCTATTAAACAACTCCAAGAAAAGTGGGCACCCGTTCTGAATCACGAAGCTCTTCCAGAGATTGACGATTCACATAAGCGTGGCGTAGTCGCACAACTTCTTGAGAACCAAGAAAAAGCACAGATCGAAGAAGGACAAGTCCTTAATGAGACTCTGCAAACAACAGGTTATACCAATGCAAACACAGCTACTGGCGGTGTTGCAGGTTTTGACCCAGTATTGATCAGTCTAATTAGACGTTCAATGCCACAACTAATTGCATATGATATCGCTGGCGTTCAGCCAATGACTGGTCCTACTGGACTTATCTTTGCGATGAGAACTAACTACGGTTCAGAGCGTAGACCTGCGAACAGTGACTTCAGAGAAGCAATGTTCAACGAGCCTAACGCTGGTTTCTCTGGTGGAAAGGGCACAGGATTATCAAACTACGATCCTACTGCTTCTTCTTCTGGTGTTAACGACGCTGAAGGTGCTAACCCTGGACTTCTTAATGATTCCCCTGCTGGAACATATGAAGCAACTGGTGATGCTACTGGTATGACAACCGCTACGGTTGAAGCACTAGATGATTCATCAGCGAACAACGAATTCCGTGAAATGGGATTCGCCATCGAGAAGGTAACTGTAACAGCCAGAGCACGTGCTCTAAAAGCTGAGTACAGCATTGAGCTTGCTCAGGACTTGAAAGCAATTCATGGTCTTGATGCCGAGCAAGAGCTAAGCAACATTCTCTCAACAGAGATCCTTGCTGAAATCAACAGAGAAGTTGTTAGAACTATCTACACAAACGCTGTTGCTGGTGCTCAAAACAATACTGCTACTGCTGGTATCTTTGACCTTGACGTTGACTCAAATGGTAGATGGTCAGTTGAGAAATTCAAGGGACTTCTTTTCCAAATCGAAAGAGATGCTAACGCTATCGGTCAGCAAACTCGTCGCGGGAAGGGTAACATTTTGATCTGCTCTGCAGACGTTGCTTCTGCTCTAGGTATGGCTGGCGTTCTTGACTACGCTCCTGCTCTTAATGGTAACAACGGATTGACTGGTGTAGATGATACATCTTCAACTCTAGTTGGTACTCTTAACGGTAAGATCAAGGTCTACGTTGATCCTTATTCTGCTAACGTTGCTGATAAGCACTTCTATGTTGCTGGCTACAAAGGAACTTCTCCTTATGACGCTGGATTATTCTATTGCCCTTATGTACCTCTACAGCAGGTCAGAGCAATAAATCCTGACACCTTCCAACCAAAAATTGGATTTAAGACTCGTTACGGTATGGTTTCAAACCCATTCTCAGGTGGTCTTACCCAAGGTTCTGGTGCTCTTACAGCGAATGCTAACAAGTACTACAGACGTACACAAGTTGCTAACATCATGTAATTTGGTGTTATTAACACATAACTTTAAAGAGACCCTAAGGGGTCTCTTTTTTGTATAAATATCTCAGTTTGACCAATAATAATGACAAGTCTAATTGACCCAAGAAAATACTCCGATGCAGTTGACCTATTAAGGTCATTTTTTTTGTCGAAAAACTTTCTAGAAGTACACACCCAGAACCGTTTAAGTATCCTTGCTGCTTGTGAAGATCCAGAAACAGTAGCAACCTATAACTACGGTGGTAATATATGGCCACTACCACAGACAGGACAGATGTGGCTAGAACATGAATTACTTTCCAACCCCAAAGAAGAGGGGTTTTTCTGTGTCTCAACATCATACAGAGCAGAACCTAATCCTGTACCTGGTAGACATGAAACTATCTTCCCTATGTTTGAATTTGAAATGAAGGGAGGTGTAGAAGAACTTAAATTAATGGAGATAGAATTATGTGAATGGTTAGGTCTACCATTAGACAAAGGAAATATACAGACCTATGATGATTGGACTAATCAATTTAACACTAAAGAATTAGACCATGATCATGAAGAGAAAATTCAACGTGGTATGATTACTGACTTCCCTGAGTGGACATCACCTTTCTGGAACATGGCACGTAATGAAGATGGTACCAGTAAGAAGATTGATGTTATATTAAATGGTATGGAAACTATCGGTAGTGCAGAACGTAGTACTGATAAGGAACAGATGCGTGATACATTCTATACTATCTCTGATGGTCAGTATGCTCAATTGATTATTGATTTGTTTGGTAGAAGTAGGGTAGAAGCAGAACTTGAAAAGTTCTTATCATTTGACTTCTTCCCTAGATCTGGTGGAGGCATCGGAATGACTCGTATAATATCAGCCCTTGAATAGGGCTCTTTGTGAGGTGGCGAAACGGTAAACGCTCTAGTCTGTTTAACTAGTGTCTCTGGCGGGACTTGTAGGTTCGACTCCTACCCTCACAGTTTAAAAAAAATATTTAGGTATATATTAGTAGGCATTTATTTTTGTTAAATGTATCAGGGAATACAGACACAATTTGCATAAATAATATCAGTCAGGGAAACCTACACACAAGAGGAACAACCAGATGCACTGAAACCTTCTCTATATCATATGTAAAGTTAAAGGAGAATAAGTATGCATAACATCGTTTCGCAAAATAGTTTGGCAGAATGGAATCACCATACGTCCGAACAGGATAAAATATTAGATGATTACTATGAATGTCTAATTGAATGCGAGACAGATCAGCCCAGTTGTAAACGAATCTGTAAAGAGATTCTGGTTTAAAGAACACAAAAAGGAATATAAAGGACTCTTCGGAGTCCTTTTTTATTGGGTGCATAAATATTATTGGAACAAGAATAGTCTAATGGCAAACTGGTACGAAGACCAATTAACGAATAGAAACTTTCTTTCTCCAATAGGATTTTTATTCATTTTGGATAAAGCACGAAAGGTTTCTTTCTTGTGTCAAAAAGCAGAAATTCCTACTGTAGAATTAGGGCAAGTTGAGATTCCAACTAGGGGTTTAGTTCCTATCCCAGTTGAAGGGAACATGCGTTATAGTGAATTTTCTATGGAGTTTATTGTTGATGAAGATTTAAGAAATTATATGCAGATCCATAACTGGATGCGAGCATTGGGAACTCCTCAAGAGTTTAAAGAAAGGCGAGTATGGTTAAACAAATATGCGGATAGTCCTTCAGAAGATCCTAGATTTTCAGATGCTACACTACAAGTATTAAACAATAATAACATTGCAAATTTTGATGTTGTATTTAAGGATATGTTTCCTGTGAGTTTATCATCATTACCATTCGATGTTACTGGTGGTGATAATGATTACTTTACTGCAACAACAACATTTAGATATACACTCTACGAAATCAGAAATACAAACTCACAAACAAGAAGATAACCTATTGATTTTTTCTATATTATGAATTTAGAAACATTGCAAGACATGTGGAAGACTGATTCCAAGTTGGATGATGATCTTCATGATAATGATTCCTTGGCAATTCCTCAACTTCATATGAAGTACATGGAGTTTCATAATAAGTATTCTCTTATGAAAAAGGAAAGAGACATTGAAATGAAACGTCTTATCAAAGAGAAGTGGTTGTACTACAAAGGTAAAGCACCATCTTCTGTCTATAAGGAGATGCCATTTGATCTTAAACTTACCACTAAGGAAGAGATCTCGATGTTTATTGAAGCGGATGAGGATATTGCAAAACTTAAGTACAAGATTGAATACATAGACCAAGTGCTCTTCTTTTTAGATAGCGTTTTGCGTATGATTAATAATCGTACCTATCATATTAAAAACGCTATTGAATGGAAGAAATTTCAAAGTGGTTTTTAGTAATGAATTATGGAAATTTTTACAAGGAAGTATCCTTCAACACTCAGTCAATTAACATAGTACGAAAAGCAATATCACAAGATTTAAAATTTACTAAAGGAGAATTACACAGCAGTCAAAGATCAACTAGAAGTTCTGAAGTAGCGTGGGTAAGAGATATGGATCTATTGTCTATGCTTATGCGTATGTCTAAACAGATTAATAGATCTGCTAATTGGAACTTGAATCTTGCAGGTATAGAACCTGTACAATTTGGTATCTATGGGAAAGGAGATTTTTATGACTGGCATGTGGATCAACATCCAAAACCTGTCAGGGGAATGGTTAGAAAGATTAGTATGTCTCTTTTCCTTAATGATGACTATGAAGGAGGGGAGTTTGATTTGGAGATATATAGACCAGATGCAGACCCAAGGTATAAAACTTTTAAGTTAAAACCTTGGTCTGCTATTTTTTTCCAAGGTGATCAATGGCATAGGGTAAGACCTATCACATCTGGAGTTAGAAAATCAATTGTAGCATGGTTTTATGGACCTCCTTATTCGTAAGAAGAATGAAGTTTATTTAAAAGTTGAAGCGGAGCCTCATCTTCATAAAGAGGCAGCAGAATTTTTTACCTTTGAAATCCCTTCTGCAAAATACATGCAAAGAACGAGGAGATACAAAGGTTGGGACGGTAAGGTACGGTTATACTCACCTGCTACTGGAGAGATTTATTGCGGTTTAATAGATTATCTAACTGACTGGGCAAAGGAAAGGGGATATCATTATCAGTTCGAGGAATCTCAATACTTTGGGCATCCCAAGGATCAGAATGATTTAATAACTCCTGAGTCTGTAGTTGGATTTGTTCAAGCACTGGGACTTCCTTCGGGACTGAAGGTTCGGGACTACCAATACGCAGCAATATACGAGTGCCTACGATACAACAGAGCACTCCTATTGTCGCCAACTGCAAGCGGGAAAAGCCTAATGATCTATTCATTGGTTCGGTTTCATGTAAATGTTAAACGGAATGTACTTATTATAGTACCAACTACGTCTCTTGTCGAACAAATGTATAAAGATTTTACAGAGTACGGTTGGAATACTGAGTACCACTGTCATAAAATCTATGCTGGTGAAGAAAAATATACAGACCATGATGTAGTTATATCAACTTGGCAGTCCTTATATAAGGAACCAAGAAATTTCTTTGATAGGTTTGATGTTGTAATTGGTGATGAGGCTCATTTATTTAAAGCAAAATCACTCACTAGATTAATGTCTAAGTTGCATAGTTGTAAGTATCGTTATGGATTTACTGGTACGTTAGATGGATCAGATACTAATCAATTAGTATTGGAAGGTGTGTTTGGTAGATGTTCAAAGGTTACTAAGACATCTGATCTAATGAAGAAAGGGCATGTTGCCAAACTTAAAGTAAAGATTCTTTTGTTAAAGCATGAAGAAAAAATCTTTGAGGGATATCAAGATGAAATGGATTACCTTTGTGAGCATGAACAACGTAATAAATTTATCCGCAATTTAGCATGTGACTTAAAGGGAAACACGCTGGTGCTATTCAATTACGTGGAGAAGCACGGTCTTCCTTTGTATGATATGATAAATAATTACACTGATAGACCAGTGCATTTAGTTTATGGAGGAGTTGATGTTGATGATCGTGAAGAAATCAGGAGGTTAATTGAAAATGAAACTCCTGAAAACAATGGCATTATTGTCGCCTCTTATGGGACTTTTAGTACTGGTGTTAACATTAAACGGTTGCATAACCTTATATTCGCCTCTCCAAGCAAGTCAAGAGTCCGAAACTTGCAATCTATCGGGAGGGTACTTCGACAATCTAGGGGAAAAACGGTAGCAACATTATATGATATTGCAGATGACATCTCTACTGATCGTGGGAATAATTACACATTGAATCATTTGATGCAGAGAGTTAAAATCTACAAGCAAGAAAACTTTAATTATGAACTCATAGATGTAAAATTAAAATCTGATGATTAGTTACGCAAAACACGAAGAAGAATTTTACGGAGTTTTCAAACTCGTCAGTGGAGAAGAAGTACTAGGTAAATCAGTGCTTACAGAAGATAATGGAGAAACACTTTGCTTTGTTCAAAATCCTGTTTCAACAGTAGTTATGAATAATAAAGATAATGAAGGTCGCAATGTTCGGGGAGTGGGGTTTGCTAAATGGATGCAATTTTCTGATGAGGATTTTTATATCATAAGAGAAAAAGATGTTTTAACAGTTTCTTCAATGAGTAAAGAAATTACATTCATGTATGAAGCGTTTGTTCAAAGTGAAAATAAAGGTAAACCACCAAAAAAAGATAATTTAAAAATTGATCCCAAACCCAATATGGGTTACCTAGGAAAAATAGATGATTATAGAAAAATATTTGAAAAATTATTTAAGACTTAGTTTGTTGCCCTGAACCCTTACACGGTTAGTGTACATCAAATTGACAAACGTGTCAAGCCCTGATATAATATATACAAAGCAAGACACTTATGAAAAAAATAAAAAAGCAGAAACAACACTATGTTGATAACCAGGAGTTTCTTGCTGCTATCATTAAGTACAAAGAAAGAGTATATAATGCTGCTGTAAAGGAGATTGAAGGTCTTGCTGACATGGATCCTGATGAGCAGTTTCAAACTTTAAAGGGTTGGAAAAGTGAAAGAAAACCTAGAGTAGGAAATTATATTGGGAGTTGCTTTTTAAAGATTGCTACTCATTTGTCGTATAGACCGAACTTCATTAACTACATGTATAAGGATGATATGGTTTGTGACGGTATAGAAAATTGTATACAATACATCGATAATTTTAATCCAGCAAAGTCTAAGAACCCATTTGCTTATTTTACACAAATAGTTTATTATGCATTCTTACGCCGTATTGCTAAAGAGAAACGCCAGTTGGATATTAAAGATAAAATTTTAGAGAAGTCAGGTTACGATCACGTATTTACAGTTGACGGAGAAGGTGGAGCAGATTATAATCAGATTAAGTCTCGTGTTGAAATGAATTCAAAAAGATAATTAATGAAAGTCTTATTAATAACAGATCAACACTTCGGTGTACGTAATGACAATCAGAATTTTATTGATCATTACAGAAAGTTTTATAGTGAAGTTGTGATCCCTTTTGTGGATGCAAATAAAATTGATACTATTATTAATCTAGGTGATACGTTTGATAAACGTCGATCTATTAATTTTATGTCATTGGATGCAGCAAAAGAGATGTGGTTTGATCCTCTTAAAGAGAGGAATGTTAAAATGCATATGCTTGTAGGTAATCATGACATTTATTATAAGAATACTTTAAAGGTTAATGCTCCAACTGAGTTACTTGGTGAATACGAAAACATAACTGCCTATACAGAACCTACTACAGTTATCTTTGATGGTCTTCCTATACTCATGTTACCTTGGATATGTGATGAGAACTATGATGAATCTCTACGAGCTGTTACTGAAAGTTCTGCTGATATCTGTATGGGTCATTTGGAACTTAATGGTTTTGAAGCACATCCTGGACATACTATGACAAATGGTATGGACGTTAAACATTTTTCTAGATTTAAAAAAGTGTTTAGTGGCCATTATCACATGAAATCTACTAAGAAAAATGTTACATATCTTGGCAACCCCTACCAACTTTACTGGAATGATTACGGCACTAAGAGAGGCTTTCATGTCTTTAACACAGACACTCTACGATGTACTTTCCATAGAAATCCCTTTGACACTTTTCATAAGTTGTATTATAATGGTGGAGTTGTACTTCCGAATGAGGACGAAGTTAAAGGAACGTTCGTCAAACTCATTGTAGAAGACAAAGGTGACTATTCAAAATTTGATTATTTTGTTAGTCAACTTCAAGACATGGGTCTTGGTGATTTAAAAATCATTGAAGACTTAAGTGTGGAAGTAGAAAGAGGTTCAGGGTTGCTGGAAACCGAAGATACAATGACTCTTCTTGATAACTACATAGATGGAATAGATCTTAAGGTTAACAAGTCGAACGTTAAAAATGTTATGAGGTCGTTGTATATGGAGGCAGCAGAAATCTGATGGCATTTGTTTTATCAGATATAAAATCTGGCGGTATCTATGCTATAAGAGAGGGTAAGCGTAGAAAAACAGTGACTGTATTTGAAGACTATGATGATGCTGAAAGGTATGCTGGACAATTAGAAGCAGAAGATTATGAAGATGAATTAGAAATTATTGAGTGTGATCCTACTGTTATTTCTATAAATTGTAACACATATGGATATACTTATTTAATTATTAAAAAAGACGATCTTATTATCCCACCTTAATGATTACATTTGAAACTATTCGCTGGAAGAATTTCCTATCTACAGGAGACCAGTGGACTGAGATTGATTTTTGTGAGTCACCTTCAACATTAATTGTAGGGTCTAATGGTGCAGGAAAATCCACTATGTTGGATGCTCTTTGTTTTGCATTGTTTAATAAACCATTCAGAAAAATTAATCGTGGGCAGTTAGTAAACAGTATTAATGAAAAAGGATTAAAAGTTGAAGTATGTTTTTCTATAGGAAAAGATGAATACAGAGTTTTCAGGGGTGCAAAACCCAATCTCTTTGAGGTTTACAAGAACAATAAGATGGTTGACCAGGATGCTGCTGCCAAGGACACGCAGAAATACTTGGAGCAATCAGTCCTCAAACTCAACTACAAAAGTTTTACCCAAGTCGTCATACTTGGTTCATCCACATTTGTACCCTTCATGCAACTTGGAGCAAGTGTCAGGAGAGAAGTTATTGAAGATCTACTCGATATCCAGATCTTCTCAAACATGAATTCTTTGCTGAAGGATAGAGTTCGTTCAGCACAAAGTCAAAGTAATGATTGTGGCCACGTGCTTCGTCTCACAAAGGAGAAAGTAGAAAGTCAACAGAAGTTACTTGATTCATTAAAAGAAGTTAATCATAATCGTCAAGAAGAAAAACGTAAACGATATAATAAAAATTCTAAAAGTATTGAAGAAGTAAAATCTAATCATATTAAACTTCAAGATGAGATTCTAGTTCTTCAAGAAGAGGTGGGTGATGTTGAACTTCAGAGAAAATTTGTTCGTAAACTTCGTCAAGGTCAAGCAGATAAAAAATCTGAACTTAAGTTAATTGCAAACAATCTTAAGTTCTTTAAGAGTCATGATCAATGTCCTACATGTACACAAAGCATTAGCACTACTTTTAAAAACAATCAAGTTGATACTTTAACTGGTTCTGGAACAACACTTGCTACTGAGATTGAAGCGTTTACTCAAGACATCACTGAAGCAGTGAGTGTTATTACTAAGATAGAAGAGACTTCTGCAAAACTATATGAAGTTCGTAGTGATGCTACTGCACAAGAACGAGAGCTTGTTCGTCTTGAAAAGGAGAACCTTGAGATCTCTAAACAGATTCTCGAACTTCAACAAAGCACTCCTAACATTGATCAAGAAAAAGAAACTTTACAGGGGTATCTTGCTGAGTATAAAACAACTGAAAAGGATTGTGCTGAAGTCAATCAACAGTTGGATGAGTTCCAAGTTGTATCTTCTTTATTAAAAGACTCTGGTATTAAGAGTCAGATTATTAAAAAGTATGTTCCTATCTTCAACCAACTAATTAACAAATACCTTTCGTCTATGGAATTTTTTGTTAACTTTACATTGGATGAAGAGTTCAATGAAGTTATCAAGAGTCGTTTCCGTGATGAGTTTTCTTATGCATCATTCTCTGAAGGTGAGAAGCAAAAAATTGACTTAGCACTTTTGTTCACTTGGAGAGAAGTTGCTAGGATGAAGAATAGTGTTGCTACTAATCTTCTTATTCTTGATGAGGTTTTTGATAGTTCACTTGATTCTTCTGGTACTGGAGAACTTCTTCAAATATTAAAAAGTCTTGGAGATGGAACAAATGTATTTGTTATTTCTCATAAAGGTGATATACTAGTAGATAAGTTCTTACGAACTTTAAAATTCGAAAAGGTAAATGATTTTTCTAAAATGTCAGATGAATCCTAAATAAATTATCCATGTAATCTTTAATACTTTATGCTTTCAACACAATATCGTTTAAGGTTAACAGCAATCTGTAAAGACATAGGTTCTGGGGTTGAGGTTAGTCTAGAAGATATGATCTGGGCAGAGAAATTGTCCAAAGCAAACACCGCAGCAAGAGGTATGCTAAACACAGCAAGAAGAATAAGTACTGACCCTACTGATTCTTTTCTGAATGAGTTGAATATTGGAGACCCCGATTCAACTCATCATAAAAGGGGGTTTACAGATCCACAAGATGTGGTAGAATGGTTTCACAATGAACGATCTGACGACTGGAGGCAACGTGATTGAATACACTGAACCAGCAGCAGATAAAATGAAATTAAGAGCAGATGCTCTTAAAATTCTAATGGCACAATTTGGTTCTGATGGAAAATCAGTATACGAATGTGCAGATGAGTGGTGTAGTAAACAGTATACTACAGCAGGTCTTGTCAAATATTATGAAGCATATTATTCTAAAAAAACAAAATGACTAAACCAATTGAAAGTGCAGAACAACTAATTGAACGTTTTACAAAACGTACTATGCAGTTGTCTCAGAGAAAACAAGAATTACAAGAAGCATATGATGAGTATGTTAAGTTAGAAAGAGATCTAACTAGACTTGAAGGTTCTATGCAAGCAATACAATATGTTGCATATGGTAAGATGCCTGGTGATGGTAACCATGATAAATTCAAGGATCATAGACCAGTTAAGCATAACGATTTAGATTCATTAGACTAATGAATAACGAACGTAAGCAAAGGATCATACAACGCATAGAAGAATTAACACTTCTACTGGATGGAACCTTTAGCAAGAGAAGTACTTATAGTAGTACAGGTCTACAAACCCAAAAAATTGTAATCGAGTATGATCATCACCAAACGAAATGAAAGCAATTATCTACAGCGACAGAAACATTGAATCTGGAAGAGCTCAACAACTTTTAAAGTCTGTTCGTTTTGATGAGTTAGTTACATACTATCTTGATGATGATTTTAATAATACTCAATTTCAATCTGAGTTTGGTTGTGATGCACCTTATCCCCAGATCACTATTGGTACAGAACATGTCGGTGGATTGAAAGATACCCTTCATTACTTAAGTAAGAAGGGATTAATTTCATGACTAGTAATATTATACAACTGAATAATCCACGAACATCAACATATAATGAGTTCAAACGTATAATAAAGAGAAATGATTTCAATTGGAATTACTATCCACGTTCAGATGAAAAATCAACTCCAGCAATGCTCTCTCACTCATTCATTAAAAGACCAGAAGATCTAAAATATCCAACTGTACAGTGTGATGGTGCTAACTTTGTACATGATGTAGTACAAGAGATATTAAATTATAATGATATAATATTACATTGTATTTACAGAATAAATCTCAACATGGTTTTTCCACAAGAAGGTAATCAACGGACACCTGTACATGTGGACCATCCATTCCCACACGATAATATCATAATCTATTTCTCTAATGAAGGGAAGACAATAGTTGAGAATGATGAACATGACCCTAAAGAAGATGATGTTATTATATTTCCTGGTTTACCACATTGTCAGGAACTACCTAAGAATGATATGAGATTGGTATTAGTAGCAACATGTCTTACATCTAAGTTATGAGTCATACATTTACATTCACTGATGAAGAACTATTATGTTTGCAGGTGTGTTTACAGAATGCACCATGTCCATATGATATTGGTAAGAAGAAGTTAGTATCTGAAATAGAAGATAAGATCGGTCTTCCACCTAAAGTAGAGGTTGAACCATTAAGGTTGCCTAAATACGATCTAACAAAGTTTGGAATAACAGATTGATTATGACTCAGAATTTATTAGGTACGTGTGAATGGGTAGTCCCACCAAATTTGGGATGGTTACGTTATTCATTAGATGATAAAGAAATTGATTACTTATGGAATTGTATTGATAATAAGAAACAATATTATAAGGACCAACTTGCTGGTAATATCAGCAGTAGTTTTAAATTGGAAGATGAAAATGCTTGGTTTTTTAATCAAACTCTCCATCCTCTAATCAAAATATATGCACATGAATTTACAAATCTTGGAGTACATACTCCTACGGTAAATGTTCATCCATATACATTAGGATCGTGGTGGGTAAATTATCAAAAACAACATGAGTTTAATCCTAGCCATGGTCATCAAGGAGTATATAGTTTTGTAATTTGGTTAAAGATTCCTACAGAACATGCTGAACAGAATAAAGATAATATTACAAATACTCCTGTTAGATCAGCTTTTCAATTTCATTATCAGAATATATTAGGAGAACTTGATACATTTGATTATGAATTGGGAAAAAACCATGAGGGGAAGATGCTTTTTTTCCCTTCTAAACTTTTTCATGAGGTATATCCTTTTTATGATTGTGATGAAGATAGAATAAGTATTTCTGGAAATATATTCATCGATGAAACGAGAGAATTATGAATGAACAAATGAAAAAAGATCTTCCAAATTGGGAAAAGGAGTATCTTGCTATGGGTACTGAGTTATTAAAGAGAGAGAAAGAATTGTTACAAGGTGCTGATATTAGATCACATGAAGGTATGGTCTATGGTAGGATGTATAGAGATTGGAAGGTGAGGAAAGGTTATGAGCAAGATTGACACTCAAGGGATGAGTGGTCCTGCCATTGAGGGTGGTAAGGATAACATATATCCACGTGATGAAAATGGTGAACCAATCTATCCACCGTTTAACCCTACACCATTACCTTTACTTGAACCTAAACTTAGAGAAGAACTCAAGGAGTTGATTAATGAAGTCCTTGATGAAAGAGAACTTCAGAAAAAACTTAATGGTCCTTATGATGTACCTGAATACACTTATCGTTTAGACGAATTACAAGAATGAAATTAGTAGTGTTATGTTCTGGCAACGGAACCAACTTCGAAAACATAGTTACTAATCCATTATCCAATAAGCATGAAGTTGTGCTTATGATACACAACAAAGAAAAATGTAATGCAGTCAAACGTGCTGCAAAGTTTGGTATACCTCATATTCATATACCTCATAAGAATGAGGATCTTATGATAAGAACTATTAGAGCATTTGCTCCTGACCTAATAGTATTGGCAGGGTATATGAGAATACTATCACCTAGATTTGTAGGATCATTTGAAAATATAATTAATGTTCACCCATCTTTACTACCAAAGTTTAAAGGTGCTCATGCTATAGAACAAGCATTGGAGTCTGGTGATACTGAAACAGGAGTTACTGTACACTATGTTACTGAAGAACTTGACTCTGGTGAAATAATATTACAAACTAAAGTTCCCATTCTACCTAGTGATGATGTCAAGTCCTTGACAAAAGCGATTCAAAGAGTAGAATATGGTATCTTGCCACAGGCAATCAACCTATGTGCCAGTGAAGAAACTGTCCCAAAGGTTGCCCATTCGGATCTTCGTCTGCTATAATAAAAGAGTAATCAAGGGAAACGGATGAACACACAAGAGGTAAAAGGAACTCTCGCCAAACTGTTGGCAACCGAAAACCTTACTGTGGAACACCGTAGGGTAAGCACTGCTTGCTTTGATGTTGATAAGCGTTTGTTGATCCTTCCTATCTGGAAGACTGCTTCTAACACCATCTATGACCTTCTAGTAGGACATGAAGTTGGTCATGCTCTCTATACACCTAATAAAGACTTCGGAGATGCTCCAAAGGATTTTGTGAATGTATTAGAGGATGCTCGTATTGAGCGTATGATGAAAGTAACTTATCCTGGTCTTCGTAAGTCCTTCTTTGAAGGGTATCGTGAATTGTGGAATGATGATTTCTTTGGTGTTAAAGGTGAAGATCCTGCAGAGTTGGCTTTGATTGATCGTATCAATCTTTACTTCAAAGGTAATTCAAGTATTCCTTTCTCTGATGAAGAAAGAGTATGGGTTAATCGCACAGAAAATACTAAGTCTTTCCAAGATGTTACTGATCTTGCTACAGAACTTTATGAGTATTGTTCTGAGAAACAGGATGAGAAAGAATTGGATCAGATGCCTGAACTAAATCTCGATGATCTAAAAGGTTCTGATCGTCAAGAGGAAATTGAACTTGAAGATAATGATGATGGAGAATTGGAAGAAGAACAAGGAGAAGATCAGGTAAATGCACCGAGTAGTGGATTGACAGAGAAAGAGTTGGATGAGTTAGAAGATAGAATGTATGATGATCATATAGGTGGAGAGACAGGTGGTACTCCTGATGAAACTGAGAGTGTTACAGACAAAGCATTTACTCAAGCACTTGAAACTCTGATTGATGATAATGCTAAGGAGTGGGTATACCTTACTGTTCCTAATCCTAAGGTTGAAGATTACACTATTCCTTATAGTGAGATTCAAGAGAATTTATTCAACCATTTTTATCATCCTGAAAGAGAAGATACGATGAAGTGGTTTGATAATGTTGAGTATGGTGTAGATCATTACAACACTTTCAAGAAAGATGCTCAAAAAACTGTCAACTATCTATGTAAGCAGTTTGAAATGAGGAAGTCTGCAGATGAGTATCGTCGTGCTGCAACTGCTAAGACTGGTGTTATTGATACTAACAAGTTACACACTTACAAATACAACGAGGATATCTTTAAGAAGATCACCGTTGTTCCTGAAGGTAAGAATCATGGTTTAGTAATGTTCCTTGACTGGTCTGGTTCTATGCAGCACCAGTTGCTTGACACTCTAAAGCAAACTTACAATCTAATTTGGTTCTGTCAGAAGTCTGGTATTCCTTTTAGGGTCTATGCTTTCCAGTCTGGATTTAGTTCTTATGGTTATGATCATAACTCTAGTATCAGTACTCAGCAGAAAGAAGGTGAACTTTCTATGGGTGATGACTTCCGTTTATTTGAGTTCTTCTCTTCTCGCCAGAATAAGCAGTCTCTAGAGAAGTCTATGCAACTAGTATATCTTCAAGCGTTTGCTATGGGTGGGTGGAGACTTTCTTATTACCATGAGTATACTCTAGGTGGAACTCCTCTTGCAGAAGCAATTTATTGTACTCGAAACATTGTTGCTAACCTTAAGAAGGTTGAGCGTGTTAGTAAAGTCAATGTTATTTGCTTGACTGATGGAGAAGCAAATCCTATGAGTTACGTTCATAAGTTTGCTGATGACCATGATTATCGTGCTGGTGAATACAGTGAACAGTATCTTTGCCATGCTCGTGGGAAGATATTCTTCCTTCGTGATCCTAAGACTGGTTACAGTCGTAAGATCTCAAGTCATCCTTATGATACTACAAAGGAGATTGTATCCTTCTATCGTGAGATAACTAATTACAATTGGGTTGGTATTCGCCTATGTAGTAAACAGGAACTAGGTAGACTAGTTAGAGAATTTTCTTATGAAGATTCTGCTGCTGTTGATAAGCAATGGAGGAAAGAACGTTTCGCTTCTATTAAAGAGAAAGCAGGATTCACTGAAGCATTCTATATGCCAGATAAGAATACTGGTGCAGGAACTCAAGATCTTGAAGTGAAATCGAAATCAGAAGTTGCTACTAAAGCAGAACTAACTCGTGCGTTCAAAAAACACATGGGTTCTAAAATGACCAACAAAACTATCCTCAATGCATTCATTGAGCAAATCGCATGAAATGTAAAGTATCACTATTCAAAGCAGGTACAATCTTTGAAGAGATTGTTCAAGCTACAGATTATGAAGATGCCAAAGAAGTTGCTTTGGCACGAAACCCTAACGCAACAGTAATGGGAGTAACAGCAGTATTCGAATGAGCATCAATGTGACTCAAGCATTGACACTTTTGTTGCTTTCAAGAATTACGTTAGCAGCAAATCTTGGGTTGCATATGATTATTTACGTGACACATCCCGACAATCACATTGGTGACAGTTAAATAAGTGTCCACTCAACCCTCCCATTCGGGGGGGTTTGCTGTTATAATATGTGTATAGACAACAAGAGAACTTATGACTTTCGCCCCAAACCCTGTGACCACTGAGCAATTAGTTCAGTATCTTTCTGACCATGTTGGTAATGAAGTTGGATGCAAGAATGTTAAAGAGGCAGCAAGTCAATTAAAACTATCTTATGCTACTGCTTGTAAGCGTTTGAAGTCTTATAAAGCAGGTATTGGTAAGTGGAATTTGACTGCTGAACAAATTGAGAAAGCATATGAAGCACCTGCTGTAAATTCTGCTGCAAATTACATACCCGAAAAGGATGATTCTTATGTTCCTTTTGGTAATTTCAATAGTGTACGCAAAGTTATTTCATCTCGTAAATTTTATCCTACTTTCATTACAGGACTCTCTGGTAATGGTAAAACAATGTCTGTGGAACAAGCATGTGCTGCAGCGAAGAGAGAGTTGATTCGTGTTAACATCACAATCGAAACAGATGAAGATGATCTTATTGGTGGGTTCCGTCTTGTTAATGGTGATACTGTTTGGCATAACGGACCAGTCGTGGAAGCTCTTGAGAGGGGAGCTGTGTTGCTTCTAGATGAGATTGATTTAGCATCTAACAAGATCTTGTGTCTCCAGTCCGTCCTAGAAGGTAAAGGAGTGTTCCTTAAGAAGATCGGTAAGTATGTGCGTCCTTCTAGTGGATTTAATGTTATTGCAACTGCAAATACTAAAGGTAAAGGTTCTGAGGATGGTCGTTTTGTAGGAACTAATATTCTTAATGAAGCATTCCTTGAGCGTTTTCCTGTAACATTTGAGCAAGAGTATCCTACTTCTACTATAGAGACTAAGATCCTACTCAATGCTGGATGTGAGAAAGAGTTTACTGATAACCTAATCAAGTGGGCAGGTATTATTCGTAAGACTTTCTTTGATGGTGGAGTAGATGAGGTCATTACCACTCGTCGTTTGGTTCATATCGTTCAGGCATATGACATTTTTGGTAATCGTCTGGATGCTATTACTAAGTGTGTGAATCGTTTTGATGACGATACCAAACAATCTTTCCTAGATCTCTATACTAAGGTTGACGCAGGAGAAGATTCAGAGTATACTGAGGAGGAGAAATAAAATATGATGAAGTACAATGAAAATGAGATCTTGAAAGAGGTCTCAGATTATATCAGTGGGACTTACAGGGGTCACTACTCCTCAAACAATGTTCAGACATTGGACTTGATTGATTCAGTAGGTGATGCAGAAGCATTCTGTAGGTCTAACATTTTGAAATATGCTTCACGGTATGATAGGAAGGGTACAGCACGTAAGGACATCATTAAGATTATCCATTATGCTGTACTCCTTCTACACTTTAATGATAAGACTGCTGCAGCAAATGCTCTCCAGTCCACCTCCACTCCTTTCTCCGTTGATTATGACAAGTAAATGACAGTAATTACCAAACCAACAATTGAAGTCCTTAAGAACTTTTGTTCTATCAACAAATCTATTGTTATTAAACCTGGCAATCAAATTGCTACGCTTAGTATTAATAAGAATATACTTGCTATTGCTGATGTTGAAGAGCAGTTTGAATCCCAAATTTCTATCTATGATCTGGGAGTATTCCTTGGAGGTCTATCTTTATTTGATCAACCAAAGATCGATACTACAGATTCAAATTATGTCACTGTAAGTGATCAGCGTGGTAAGTCTAAGACTCGTTTCTTCTATGCTGACCCTGATATAATTACACAACCTCCAGAGAAAGAGATTACCATTCCTTCTGTGGATGTTAAGTTCCGTCTTGAGGCAGGTGTTTTGCAGCAACTACAACGTGCTGCTATGGTATATCAATTACCAGACCTATGTCTTTATGGAGATGGTACTGAGATGAGTCTATGTGTAACTGATAAGAAGAATGATACTTCTAATAGTTACTCAGTTCAGGTTGGTGCTAGTGATGATGAGTTCTGTTATTGTTTCAAAGTTGAGAATTTGAAACTGCTTGCTGGAGATTATAATGTAACTATTAGTAAGCAGAATGTTGCCCTCTTCCAAGGTAGTGGCATTAAATACTTTATTGCACTGGAACCTAATGCCTAATGATTTTTTATGGGTAGAGAAGTATCGTCCTAAAGTAATTGAGGATTGTATACTTCCTACAGATGTGAAGAGTACCTTTAAGGGTTTTGTAGATCAGGGTGAGATTCCCAATCTATTACTTTCTGGTACTGCTGGTGTAGGCAAGACAACCATTGCTAAAGCACTATGTAACGAATTAGGGGTAGATAGTTATGTCATTAATGGGTCTGATGAGGGTAGATTCTTGGACACTGTACGCAATCAGGCAAAATCCTTTGCTGCTACTGTTTCTCTTACATCTACATCTCGTCATAAAGTTCTCATTATTGATGAAGCAGACAATACGACGGCGGATGTTCAACTACTCCTCAGGGCATCGATTGAAGAGTTTCAAAAGAACTGCAGGTTCATATTCACGTGTAACTTTAAGAATAAAATCATAGAACCATTACATAGTAGAACAACAGTAATAGATTTCAATGTCCGTGGAAAAACTAAACAAACTCTGGCGGCAGAGTTCTTTGAAAGATGCAGAGATATCTTGTCCAGAGAGAAAGTACGGTTCAATGACAAAGTGGTTGCCACAGTCGTCCAACAATACTTCCCAGACTTCAGAAGAGTCCTTAACGAACTCCAGAGATATAGCTCTACAGGTGATATCGACACTGGAATCCTTGCAACGTTAGGTGATGCTAAGATAGATACACTGGTAGATGCATTAAAGAATAAGAAGTTTAATGATGTGAAGAAGTGGGTTACTCAGAATCTTGATAGTGATCCTGTTTCTATAATGCGTAAATTATATGACAATCTATCCTCTGTGATGGATGGTCCTAGTATTGCTGCAGCAGTATTAATTATTGCTGAGTATCAATACAAGTCTGCCTTTGTGGTGGATCAGGAGATTAACCTCCTTGCATGTTTAACTCAATTAATGTTGGAGTGTAACTTTAAATGACTTATGAAAAGCACAAAGCGACCCTTCTCAAACTCCTAAAGGAGAGAGCATATAAAAAGGGAGCGTATATATTATCATCTGGCAAACGCTCAGAACATTATGTTAATTGTAAACCTGTAACATTATCATGTGAAGGTAACGCACTCCTATCATCATTAATCTACACTAAGTTAGATCCTAAGTCGGTAGCAGTGGGTGGTCTTACCTTAGGTGGTGATCCGCTAGTCTGTGGTGTTGCACAGAGAGCATACTACAAGGGAGGTCATATCGATGCTCTAATTATTAGGAAGAATCCTAAAGATTATGGTACCAAGGAAGTCATTGAAGGTTGGAAACCTGATAAGGGTTCTGTTGTCACAGTCCTAGAGGATGTAACTACTACAGGTGGTATAACACTATAAAC